GGCCCAAACCGAATAAACGTAATTTTATTATTGTGAACCATATCTTTTATTTTGTCAGCAAAGAATTTAACATACAGAAATTCTTCAATTTGTGTATTATATTCTATCTTTAGAAACGTAAAGATAGAATCCGTTTTATTAATCTTCAAATGAACATTTGAAAATCCACTTGTTATTAATTGTAAAATTTCATTTTCGGCTTTAGAAACGGGAATTTCGATAGATTCCCATTCAGACTTGGATAGTTTTCTTTGTTTAAGATCCATTGTTGTAATATATGCGTATTTCTTTAAGTTATTTTTATAATTCAATTTTATTTTTAAAGGGGACATCCAAATAATTAATTATAATGTAAAGCGAATCCCAAAATAGCATTATATTGATTTTAAGGAATTAAATGTTCCTCTATTTAAAATAAAATTGAATTAAAAAAACAAGATAAAAGTGTCTATATACATTAATATACTATGTCAAACTACAAGATTATCTCAATTGAAGGAAATATTGGTTCTGGTAAATCAACTCTTTTAGAAAATTTAAGAAAGTATTATAATGGTAATTCACGTGTTATCTTTCTAAAAGAACCTGTTGACGATTGGGAGAAAATTAAGGATGAACAAGGAAATACTATGTTGAAAAAGTTTTATGCTGACCAAGAGAAGTATTCGTTTGCGTTTCAGATGATGGCGTATATATCACGATTGACTATTTTGAGAGATACTGTTAAAGAAATTAAAGAGAAAAGTCTGCCCTCTAGTGTCCCCAAGATTTCGAATGAGCTTGCCGAGTTTTTGGAGAAGCCTGTTGGTTCGGAAATGGAGCGCATAGATATAACTCAAGAAATCAACAAGTATATACGAATTCACAGCCTCCAAGATAAGAAAAATGGTCGAAAAATTAATCCTAATGACGAACTTCAGACTCTTCTAAAGATTAAGAATACCGATGAGCTAACATATTTCAACCTCCAGCGTTATTTAACTCCTCACTATTCGAAGTCAGAGAATCAGGACCAGAAGTTGCCTCAGTATATAATAATCACTGAACGTAGTTTATATACAGATAAACATGTGTTTGCAAAGATGCTTCACGATCAAGGAAAAATAGAAGATGTTTGTTATCAAATTTATTTAAAATGGTTTGAAGAATTCGCAAAGGATTTCCCTATTAATTATTCGGTATATGTAAAAACAGATCCGACAAATTGTTATAATAGAATTCATAAAAGATCAAGAGATGGGGAAGAGGTTATTCCATTGGCTTATTTACAAGACTGTCATACGTATCATGAAGAATTTCTTAATGGAAATGACAATACTAAACCTTTAGTTTTGGATGGAAATGTAGATATTTATGAAAACAAAAATATTATGGATAATTGGTTAAACAAAATTAATGAATTTGTTTTATAAAATTTTAAATTTTTATTTTTTTCTTTTTTTCTTTTTTTAAATTTTAATTTATTTATTTTTTTACATTTAAAAATATAAATATAATTTATTAAATGGATAACAAAATTAATAATGAATTTATTACTAATATAGTTATAGAATGTCCTCATTGTAAAGATCAAGTTCTAATCGAAAAACTAAATTGTTGTATTTTTCGCCATGGGTCATTTAAAAGCTCAGGAAACCAAATTGGACCACACACAGAAAAAAAGTTGTGTGATTTATATATTAAAAACGAATTAATATTTGGTTGTGGTAAACCATTCCAAGTAATTATAAATTTCAATTCAAAAAATGAAGATGACAAATTTATTGCTATAATTTGCGATTATATATAATAATTTATTTTTTATTATTAAATTTATTTTTTCAAAATTTGAAATCAATAACCACCGGATAATGGTCCGAATCCCATTTACCGCAGTATTCGTTGTAATCATGATAAATAAAAGCATCCACGATTTTTTCATCTATATTAGCTGTAACTAAAATATGATCTATCATTGACAAGTCGTTTTGTGAGCTTGTATCGCAGTCATTATCGGAATCCCACCAATCACTATATCTTTCCGATTGTCCAATTCTATAGGCAATATTTGTTAAAAGATATGTTCCGTTCTTTTGACCATCTAATCCTTTCATAATATCTAAAACTCTAGATGTTGGTTTATTAGAATTTAAATCCACTAATTCGGCATCATAATCATTCATATCGCCAAGTAAAATAATTTCATAGCCTTTTATAATATACGAACTAACAATATTCTGTAACACTTGGGCTTGAGCTTCTCTTTGAACACATCGTGACGGATCCGTTGGAATTGCTAATAAATGCGCACCAATTAATGCTACTTTCATATAAGATAGTTGAAACTCAGTAATGTAATGTTTTGATACACCAGATTTTCCCGATACATCCGTTTTACCGCAGTTAGTTCCAGAAATAGGATATGATATTTTCTCTTCACTACGATACAAACTAACAAGAGGATCAATGCGCGTCAACATCCCTACATTTTGCCCAGTTGATGTGTCGGTTCCTATTTTTAAATATGGGGTATACGTAGAATCTAATTGGTCCTTTAACATATTTAATTCGTCGCATCCTTCAACTTCACATAAATTAATAATATCTGGTTCTAAAAAAATTAGTGTATCCGCTACATATGATAAATGATTTTGGGCATCAGAAACGGTATTCCAACTACATCCATTACCAGGACAATTTGAACTAGAATAATAATCAATAAATAACCATTCGACATTATATTGAACTAAACGTAATGACGTTTTGTCTTTTCTTCTATCACCAAATGATGAAACTATAGCACACTCGCTATCGCCTTTAATAAACGAAGCTAAAGATACTAAATATAATAGAGATTTCATTATATTATATAAATTGTTATATTTATATAATAATTTATTATGCTATTTTGACTTATTATGCTATTTTGACTTATGTCGTTGCTTTTCATTGGGCTACGTCTATTAAAATGTATAATTATTAATAAAATATGATTAATAATATCCATTTGCTAAATTAAATCCCGAAAATTTAATTAATCCATCAAGCGTTGGGTGATTTTCAACCGCTTTAATTAAATCAAGTTCTTCTTGTGTTAATTCGATATTAGTTAGTTCTTGTTCCATTGAAATAATTTTGTTATAATATTCCGGGTTTACAATAATCGTTTGAATTTGTTTTGTTTTAAATAATTGATTATATTCTAATGTTAATGCCTTAAAATCATTTTCACTTTTTTTATCACGCCCGTCAGCATCCAATATTTTCCGAATTTCTTTAAGTCTAATTTTTAAGTCATCTAATTCCATTGTTGACATAATTACAGGAGCATTTTGATGTTTAATTTTATTTGCGTAAGTAAAAACATCTTGATATTCAAACATAGTTGGCTCATTTTCTCTAGTTACAGTTTTATCATTATAAGAATATTCTATTGTATCTAATGCACACGCATAAGATTTAGCAATTGGTCTCGTTATAAAACGTTTATTTAAATTTTCTGTATCTATTATAATTAATTTATATTCATATATACCATCTTTTACCATTTGTACGTATTTTAACATATATCTAACACTAGAACAAATAGGTAAAATATCATTATATAAATCTAATGCTTTTGTTAAATATATTTCATATCGAGCTGAATACCAATTGCCGTGAACCATTGTTATTTAATAATATTAAATTGTATTTAAACCAAAATTATATATAATTAAATAATTTAAAAAATTGATTTAAATATATTAAATATACACTAGATAATACATAATAAATATAATGGAAAAACAAAATACAAATACAAAAAATAGTAATATTAGTTTAAGTCAAGTTCATCCAATATGCGAATATTCCTTATATTTTGATGGTTGTAGTAAAGGCAATCCTGGCCCTTCTGGGATCGGCGCAGTAATTTACAAAAATGGTGATGAAATATCTGCTTCTTGTGAAAATATTGGAAACAGAACAAACAATGAATCAGAATATTGCGCATTAATTATAGGACTGGAAGAAGCTATAAAATTAGACATTACGTCATTATGTGTTTATGGAGATAGTTTGTTAGTTATTAACCAAGCTAATAAGATTTATAAAGTAAAAAATGAAAATTTGTTGGTATTATATGAAAAATTTAGAGCCTTGAAATGTAAGTTTAAATATATAACATTTACTCATATTTATCGATCCCATAATAAACGAGCAGATCAATTAGCAAATATGGGATTAATTAAAAATATAGAACAGAAAGAAAAAGATGAAAAAGAGGAAGAAAAAGATGGAGATGATGATTTTGTCCAAGTATTAGACGTTGATTGGGAAGAAAAACCTTCTAAAAAAAAGAATAGTAATATTAATCAACTTAAAATTAATACATTCTTTCCTCAGATTAATCAACCCAAAATTAATTCATTGTTTCCTAAGATTAATGTACATATTT